CTACGTTGACGCCGCGAACCGCATTCAAGCGGAGCACGGCTACGGCCCAGAGTCGTACCAGAAGTTCCTGGATGAGTACGGGGACGATGCCTGGCTCTGGTGGCAGTCCACGAGCCAGAGCAACACTGGCGTGCCCGCCACGTCCGCAGGCTTCATGGGCCAGCAGAAGTACCGGGAACAGATCGAGAAGAACCCGGAGCTGGGCCTTGCGCTAGTGGGCCTGGACACCGAGACCGACGAGTTCAACTACTCGGTCTACGAGTGGCAGACGAGCAACAAGGTCTCGAACGTGGACCCCCGCACACAGCGGGCGCCTCGCGGTCCCGAAGGGACCGTAGCCGCAGCCGAAGAGTCTGAAGGCTGGCGGCGCTGGGGTGCGTGGAACACGAAGATCGATGCCGAGCTGTCTGCTCGTGGCCTCTACTCCACACGCCAGACCGGCGCCGAGGATCTCGCGATTCTCAAGCGCCAGCTCGCTGACTCCCTCCAGGCCGAACTGCCTGGTTGGGCCGCTGCCTACACCAGCTTCGACACCGACAAGACCTACGAAATGGTTCGGTCGATGGAGAAGCTGATCGATGACGGAGACGCTCCCGAGCGTCCCGACTGGCACGGCGTCGAGGAGTACCTGGAGCTGCACCGTTCTTTCGGTGCTGAGCTTGATAACCGGTCGATGGTCGGTGGCTCCAGGGACATCACGGCCGACAGCAACGCCGATCTGGCGCTCGCCTACGACTACTCGGTCGGTGAGTTGAAGCAGCGCAACATCATGTTCGCGGATCTCTTCGACCGCGTGCTCGACAATCACCAACTCACGCTCGGTTCTGGGGGAGTCTGATGGCGACAATGCCCACTCCGGGCGGGAGTCTCTCCATCACTGGGGACCCTGCGCTTGAGCAGAGCCTGGCCGCCATTCAGGGCCAGGTCATGCCCCAGCAGACTCAGGACCAGTTGAGCCCCACCGCCCAGCGGTGGGCTAACCACTGGACCCCGAAGCCGTACACGATGATGTCGCCGCGCTACGGCTACCGCAGCCCCGGCACACCGGGCTTCGGGGTCCTGAGTGAGCAGTCTCCGGGTGGCAAGGGCACACGCAGCCTGAAGCAGTCTCCGGACTTCATCGTCAACAGGCAGCAGGGCGGCAAGCAGGGCAGCTCCCTTCGGGGAACCGACACCCTGACTGGTGACCGCACCAAACTCCAGGGGATCGCTGACGCGATCCTCGGTAGGCCGGCCAGTCCCTCGGAGCTTGGTGAGCTGTGGGGCTGGGCGCTTGAACAGATCGACGCCGCAGAGGTCATGGGCTCTGACCCCAAGGACCCCTGGCACTGGCTCGACATGCGCCGCGCCCAAGAGGAAGCCGACCTAGCCGAGAAGAACGGCCCGAGCACCACGACGCAGACCCAGCGCACCATCAACCTCACGGACCCGACGACGGCTGGCGCCGTCATCGACCAGACCCTGAGGAACCTACTGGGTCGCCGCGCTTCCGATGAGGAGCGCGAGCAGTTCATGTCGACGCTCCGGGCCACCGAGCAGGCGAACCCGACGATCACCACCATGACGTCCACCTCGACGCCTAGCGCCGATGGCATGGACCAGTCGGTGGACTCCTCCTCCACGACAACCGGGGGAGCGCCCGATCCGGGCACCGCAGCTCAGGCGTACGCCGATGACGAGCTGATGGGCGAGCAGAAAGCGATGCTCGCGGCTTCCTACTACGAGGCACTGCGAGGTCTGTAGGTGTACTCCCCCGTCAAGGGGGCGCGCGTTAGTTCGAGGTATCTGGGTGGCTTCCGTTCGACCGGAGGCCACTCCGGTATCGACTTCGCCGCGCCCTCAGGTTCCCGCGCCTACGCCGCTGTCGGTGGGCGAGTTCTCAGCACCGCCTGGGGCGGCGCCTACGGCAACCTCGTCAAGGTCCAGCACGATGATGGGTCGGTGGGCTACTACGCCCACCTGTCCCGCTACGGAGTCAAGAAGGGCCAGCGCGTCGAGCAGGGTTCCCTGATCGGCTTCGTCGGTAGCACCGGCAACAGCACCGGCCCGCACCTTCACTTCGAGGTACGCCAGAACGGCAAGCCCGCAGACCCGACGCGATGGCTGAACGCGGGCGGCAAGAACACCGGCTCGCTGTCCAAAGGTAAGTCCGCCGGCTCTCTGGCGGACGGCAAACAGCCGGGCTCGTTCGCTGGCCAGCTTCCGGACCTCGTCCAGATGACCGACCCGAACGACACCCTGGCGATGCTCGAAGCCCAGGGCATGCAGGCCTCGCCTGGCGGCAAGGCTGCCGGCGGGTTCTCCACGCCGGCCCTGGATGCAGCCTCAGGTAGGCAGCCCGAGTCCACAGACCTGGAGCAGTCGCTGGGCCGCGAGGCGGCCATGATCCAGCAGAGCCAGATGCTCAGCGCGATGCAGGCGCAACAGGCCGCCTATCAGACCTCCGCCATGGAGGCCACCGGGCAGCAGGCGCCAGCCGGAAATTCGCAGGGCTCCTACAGCTCTGGCGGCGGTGCAGCGGGTGACCTGGGCAAGCTCATCGGAGCAATCCGGGGCAAGGAGTCTGGCGGCAACTACGGCGCCAGGAACGGCGACTCCGGCGCTCTGGGCGCCTACCAGATCATGCCAGGCAACATCGCCTCCTGGTCCAAGGCTGCGCTCGGGTACTCAGTGAGCGCCTCTCAGTTCCTCGCCAACCCCAAGCTCCAGGACGCAATCGCCAATCACCGTCTCGGCATGTACTTCCGCAAGTACGGGGCCGATGGTGCGGCGCTCGCCTGGTACGCGGGTGAGGGCGCTCTGAAGTACAGCGAGTCGTCCCGGAACCGAGGGCAGGGCAAGTACCCGTCGATGAACTCCTACGTGCAGGACATCCTCCGAAGGGCGGGTCTGTAGTGGCTGACGAGCCCACCAAGGACGAGATGGCAGCCCTAGCGGGCTACACCACCGCCTACTTCAACGTCACGCCTGAGATGAAGGCCTTGTTCAACAAGGCGCTCAGCGAGATGTGGGAGCCGGCACGGCTTCAGTCCGCCATCCGTAACACAGCTTGGTACAAGAGCACGCCGCAGACGAAGCGCGAAGCGTGGCTGCTGGAGTCCTCGGACCCGGCGGAGTACGTTCGCCGGTCTCGCGAGGTGCGCAGCAGGATCTCCGCACTCGCCGCCGCAGTCGGCATTCCGATGGACACACGCTCCATGAGCGTGATGGTCGCAGAGACGCTCATGGGCGGCCTCAGTGACGAACAGATCCGCCAGCGCCTTGGCTCCATGGGTGGCGTCTTCAAGCGGGGCGCTCGCGGGGATGCCCTCGGTGGCGAGGTGGGCGCTGCGCAGCAGCGCATCGGCGCAGCCATTCAGGCGTACGGCCTCAAGGGGCGTGTCACTGATAACGCCATGGGTGCGTGGCTGAGCGGTATCGCGCAGGGTGTTCAGTCCGAAGAGTTCGTCATGAACACCTTGAAGAACCTGGCTAAGTCCAGCTTCCCCGGTCTTGCCGACAGGATCGACGCGGGCGAAACCATCATGGACATTGCCCAGCCCTACATTCAGTCGATGGGGAAGCTCCTTGAGGTGAACCCTGAGGAGATCGATCTCGATGATCCTGGGATTCGCCAGGCTTTGAGTCATCGGAATGAGGATGGAAAGATCTCGCCCAAGACCGTTTGGGAATTCGAGAACGACCTCCGCAAAGACACTCGATGGCTAGCCACGAACAATGCCCGTGAAGGCATGATGAGTACCGGCCTTGGAATTCTCCAGAAGCTCGGCCTGAAGGCATAGGGGTGGTGCAATAGATGGCCTGGTATGACGACCTGAGTGGACCAGACCGTGACGCAGCTGCCGCCCTGGTGTCTCTCTTTGAGCAGTACGACCTGGGCAGCTTGGCGTCAACCATTGTTGGCTACATCCAAGATGGCTACGGGGCCGACACGATTTACACGCTCCTCCAGGACACCAAAGTCTGGAAGCAGCGATTCAAAGCCAACGAGGCCCGTGTGAAGGCGGGCCTTTCGGTGCTCAGCCCTGAGGAGTACATCCAGACGGAGCGAGCTTACCGCCAGGCCCTTCAGTCCGCCGGCCTACCGGCCGGCTTCTACGACACCAACGACGACTTCACGAACTTCCTCGTCAAGGATGTCAGTCCTCAGGAGATCGCAGAGCGCGCCATGAAGGCGCGCTCTCTCGCGGACACTGTGGACAACGAGCAGAGGAAGGCGCTGGCCCGCATGGGGCTTAGCACTGGAGACATCGCCGCGTACTACCTGAACCCGACGAAGGCTCTACCCACGTTGGAGAAGAACGTCGAACTGGCCAAGCTCAACGCTGAGCGCAATCGCGCTGGCTTTGGCTATGACGACAAGTTCGCTCAGGAACTGTTCGGCATGGGCATCACGTCAGAGCAGGCTCGCGAGGGCTACAACGTCGTTCAGACGCAGCTCCCGACATTCGAGCGCCTCGGTGAGATCTCGAACGTGGACTACGGCCTTGAGGACATTCAGTCCGAGGTGTTCGGCGGTAACGCCGACTCCACGCGCACACGCAACAAGCTCGCTTCTGAGGAGCGCGCACGCGGGCGTGGAGCCGCTGGCACTGGATCGGGCACGCTCTCGCGTGACCGAAGGTTCAACTAGCAATACCGGAACGCATGGCAGGGGGCGATCAGCCCTGGCGAGTTCGATTCTCGCCCGTTCCACTCCGCGTTCGGATCCACCGGCCCCGACGCGTGTATTTGTCCGGGAGCAGGAGCGAGACACTCACACCTCCGTGAGTGTCCTTTGGCCTGCGCAGATTTCTAAAGGAGTGCCTCGCATGAGCGAGAACCAGTACGCCGACATTCTTGATGACGACACCATCGAGGCCGCCGAAGCTCAGGCTGAAGCGCAATCGCCGAAGGCGCTGCGTGAATACGCCAAGGAGCAGAAGAGGGCACGAGAGGCGGCCGAGGCGGAGCTGAACAAGCTTCGCGGAGAGCTGCGCCAGGGTGAGGTCAAGACGAAGTTGGCTGCTGCCGGTCTTCCCGAAGGTGCCGCGAAGTTCGCGGCCAGTGCGGAAGACCTTGACGCCTGGATCGAGGAGAACCGTGGCCTCTTCGGAGGAGCCGGCGAATCCCAGACCCAGAACGTCGACCCCACCGCTCCGGTGGGTCAGCCCTCCCTTACGCCTGAGCAGATCCAGCAGATGCGAGCTGTCGGTGTGCAGCCGGGTTCTTTCAACCCCGGCTCCATTGACCATCTCAACTCGAAGGTGAACGACGCCGGGTCGAAGGAGGAGCTGATCGCGATTCTGGCTCAGCAGGGACGCCTTGCCGGCTAACCTGCATAACTCCTAAGGAAAGCTCAAGTGGCTTACACCCAAGCTGACTTCAACCAGACTGCACTCCCCGCCGATTCCCTCGGCGAGGGTGTGGTCATCCCGGCTTATGACAAGCTCCTCAAGTGGGCGCTGACCGACAAGGTTCTGTGGCGTCAGTTCATCGACGTTCGCCCGGTCGACCCGACCAACAACAGCAACGTCGTGCACCTCAAGCGGAACGCCTACCTCACCACGACCGCGCCGGTGGCGCTGTCCGAGGTTCTGCCCGCCGACGTCACCGCCTCGCCCGAGCCGGTTGACATCTCGGTCACCCTGGCTGAGTACGGCCGCACCATGGGTCGGACCACGTTCCTCGGTGACGTCGCGTACGTCCCGGTGGACCCGATCCTGGCCGAGCAGATCGCCGAGGACCTTGCGAAGAGCCTGGACCTCCTGGCTCGCGCCCAGTTCACCACCGGCACTAACCGGGCTACGGCCGATGGCGCTGCCATCGGCACCGGCACTGGCACTGGCCTTGACGTCACCCCGGTCAACATCAACACGCTGACCCCCGCTGACGTCATCTCGGCTGCGGCCATCCGGCGTCAGGTCAAGGCTCTGCGCAAGCGGAACGTGACCCCGTGGATGGGCGACCACTACATGGCGGTCATCTCGCACGAGACCTCCCTGGACATCCAGGAGGGTGCGGACAGCCCCGTCAACTGGCAGGACCCGCACATCCGCGTGGACACCGACGCCATCTACAACGGCTACGTCGGCAAGTTCGCGGGCGCGGTCTTCATCGAGTCGAACCGTGCGCTCGCCAGCGCCTCCGGCGCTTCGAGCGCCGCGGTGCACCGCACCGTGTTCTTCGGTCGCGAGGCGGTCGTCGAGGCCGTCAAGCGTGAGCCCGCCATTGGCGTCTCGCCGGTCACCGACCCGATGAACCGTCACCGGGGCATCTACTGGTACGGCTCGCTCGGTCACGCCATCTACCGCCAGGAAGCCCTCCAGCGCCTGGAGCACGGCGTCAGCTCGAACGAGGTCTGATCATGGCTGTCGCCGTTGTGACTACCGCTGGAGTCGTCCTCTTCGACGACGCTGCTGCTGCCAACACCTACGTTCGCGCCGCTGCCAACCGAGGCGTCCTCAAGGACGCCCTTCGGGGCAACAGGGGCACGGGCCGGGTCAAGGTGCTCTCGGTCGACGAGACCAACATCACGCCGTAACGCAACCAAGGAGAGGGCGCCTTTCGGGGCGCCCTCTCTGCTTGGAGAACCATGGCCACATACAGGTTCGAGTGCCCCACCATTCAGGAGGGGCCGATGCTTTCCGGCCGCGATGTTCCGCACATTCTGCGCGGCATTCCCTGGCCCGCCTGCCCCTCACTCATCAAGCGCAATGGCGCATTCGTTCAGCAACGCTGGCCTACTGGCGATGAGCTGAATCAGCTTGAGGTCGGTATCGAGTACTTCCTCGGCGGCTACGTCTATTCGGGCATTGCTCAGGACGTCGCAGACGTCCTTGTTGCTTCCGGCTTTGGAGAAGGGCTTACCGAAGAATGAACTGCACTAGCGGTTGCCCCACTCCCGGCGCTCATGAGAACTGGGGTGCCTGCCTCCGAGCCAAGTCGCTCGGAGTCGCCTGGGCTCAGTCCGCCGCAGGGCTGGACCGCACCAACGAGAAGTACAAGGCGAATGCCATCAAGGAAGCCCGCGCTGCTCTCAAGGTGGGCATCAAGCCTGACACCACGCGCCTTCAGGACGTGCGCCGTGCCGTGGACTGGTCCGAGAAGCACGGCAAGCCCTACGTGAGCAGCACATGAACCTGACGATGACCGGCGCCCTGAACAAGGCGGCCGACACCAAGGGCCTCACGGCCACGGGCGCCGCCAACGTACTGGCCGGCACCAAGGGCCTGACGCTCGGCGCTGCCCTCAATGTGCTAGCCGGGACGGTTCGCCTGCCGGCGACTCTCGCCGCCAATGAGCTTGCTGGCACTACGCGCCTCACTCTCACGCACGCGCTGAACGTCTATGCCGACAGCCTCCCCTAAGGACCACTGAATGAGCAGCACTACGAGGCGCCACTGGTTCGGTGGTTCCGCCAACGACTATGCCGCCTCGCTGTCGGGCTCGAATCTCACCGTTGTTGCGAGGCCCGACGCCAGGCTCTGGGCGTGGACCACCGCCGAAGACGGTGTCCGCATTACGGATCTTCTGAACGAGTCCCTGGTCGGGATCGACGAACTCATCACCGACGCGTCGGGAAACATTCCCAGGTTCCAAGCTCGCACTGGTGACACTCAGATCTGGCTGGGCGCAGCCGAAGGCGGCGCTCGAACGCTCCTAATGGCCACGGACCTTGACGAAGACGTAGCTGCAGTTGAAGAGGCGGTGGACGGCATCGCCGTCATCCCCGGCGAGACGGCCGGCGGAGTCGGCCGGTTCTGGGGTCGCTACCCCAACTTCGAGTCCCTGCCCACCGTCGAGGATGGCGTCGATGACAACGACTTCGCCATCGTCATTGTGGAGTAGTCGATGCCAGCCCAGATCGCAGAGTGGATCACGGACCGCTGGTTCCTTGCGGGCGGGCAACCCCCGCCCCTCACTGACTTCCCGAACGAGAACAACACCGGGATAGCGCAGTTCGGTGACGTGCCGCGAACTCCGTTCCTCGGCTTCGGCTCTTTCGAGACCGAGGTCGAGTTCGACCGCACGGACTTCCTTGCCGAGAACATGGCCAATGAATACGTCCGAATTGACGAGGGTGGGCATTTCACTGCCACGCGCTCGTACTTCAATAGGCGCATTGACTGTGACGGCCCGGACCGCTCTCTGACTCTAGAGAATTGCACGGTTGATGCCGGTGGTGGCTTTGTCGGTGTCGGCTTCGGTGACCTCACGCTACGTCGTTGCAACATCTCCAATGGCAACAACTGCGTGAACGTCGGCGCGAACCTAACAATGGAAGACTGCTACATCCACACACCCTTCCTTCCGTCAGGCTCCGCTGACCACATCAACCCGCTATTCCACGGTGGCGGCGGAAACCTCACCATCCGCCATTCCACCTTCTGGGCACCGATACCCGATAACGGGTTCGGTGGTGGCGTGAGCACGAACCTTTCCCTTTTCGCGGACTTCGCTCCAGTCCACAACGTCACCATTGAGAACTGCCTCATTCGCTGGACTTATGGCGCTTATGGCTGCTCTCTCGGCTGGAACCCCGGCAAGGACTTCAACGATCACCCGCTGAACGGCACGAACATCGTGTTCCGTAACAACACATTCGAGCGTGGTCCTTCTGGCGTTTGTGGCGGCCTTGGTCCTGTCACTTCCTGGCCTTTCGACCGCCCTGGGAATGTCTGGGAAAACAACCTGTACGACGACGGCACTCCGGTAGACCCGGCTTAAGGAATAGTCAATGGCAACCTGGATCAACCGCTCCGAGGTGTCGAGCGATCGGAATGGCACGACCGGGCACACCGTCGCATTCGACACGCCGGCCGCCAGTGCCCTGCTCGTACTCATCATTTCGTCCCCCTCCCCGCCCGCAAGCACTCCGTCCGGGTGGACCCACAGGGCCACCGCCGGCACGAACTCCGGGTCCTCGGTCTACACGAAGATCGCCGCTGGTGACGAGGCCAGCGCGGCCATCACGCTCTCCCACTCGAACTGGACCCTCCAAGGCGTCGTCTACGAGTTCCTGCCAGGTTCCGCCTGGGGCGGATCTGCCGACCAGGACGAGGCGTCCAACCCTGGACCGACGCTCTCGGGCCTGACCGGCACCCCCACGGTCTTCTACGTTCAGGGCCTTGGCATCCCCGGCACCCCCGGCCTGTCCCCGAACCCCTACGTTGACACGCCAGGCGGCTTCACTCGCGACTACCAGGCGTACTTCGCTGGCGGCGTCAATGATGGGGCTGGACTTGCAACGCACGCCGCCGAGGCGTGGGACGCGACAACCACCCCGTCAATCGCCTTCACGTCGTTCTTCGTGGACGGCACGGGCCTCGGCGGATCTGCGGGCGAGTCGCGCATCGCCTTCTGGGTGGCGCCTGCCGCCATCGAGATCCTCGACACCCCGGTCGTCACGGTCAGCGCCCAGTCGAACCCCACCACTGAGGGTGGGACGGACGGCTCCATCACCGTGACGTGGCCCGCTGTTGACGGTGCTGACACCTACGTGGCTGAGATCGCTGACGGGCACGACGCCACGGAAGGCTTCGCTGTCGACGACGCCACCGCCACCAGTCCTCACGTCTTCGTCGGCCTGACGTCAGGCGAGTACACGGTAGCGATTACCGCCATCCCGCCCGCATAAGGAGCACCCAATGGCGCTCCCCAGCGAGCGGGGTACGGCCAACGTCACGCTGTTCGAGGGTGGCGGGATTCCGCCGGTCATGCCCTCCGAGCGTGGCACTGCGAACGTCACGCTCTTCGAGCCCAGTGGCCCGATCCCGATCGTCCCGTCTGCACGAGGGACACGGAACGTCACCCTGTTCGACCCCCCGCCCGATGCGGTCGTCTTCCCGTCTGCTCGCGGCGTCGCCAACGCGACGCTCGTCCCCGCCAACGGCGATGACAGCCCACTGAGGCTCGCCACCAGGACCGGCTCTACCTACACCCGGAACTGGTTCCGCACCGTCGTCTGGAACGGCGCCGAGTGGATCTTTGACTAAGGAGAAACTGTGCCCGTCCTGATCCCAGGGGGTGGCGGCTCGTCCTCGTCTTCGCGGTATGCCACGAGGGAACTCGTTGAGGAGACCTTCGGTCACCTCTCTGGCTACACCACGAACGTCGGCCAGGTCACGTCACTGAGCGAGTCTCTCGACGAGGCCGCGTCCGAGTTCAACATCGCTGAGCCTGGGCAGGTCTCCAGGGGCGTAGTCGAGATCGACTACGAGCTGGTCTACGTGGCTGGGTCCTCCAACGGTCTGTGCACGGTGCTGCCGACCGGTCGAGGCTGGGGTTCCTCCAGTGCAGCCACGCACGAAGGGGGCGCCCTGGTCACCTTCGGCCCGCGCTTCCCCCGGCACGCGATCCTCCAGGCGATCAACGATGTCATCGAGAACATCTGGCCGCAGCTCTACGGCGTGGGTGAGACCACCTTCGCCTTCCAGCCCACGGTCTTCACGTTCCCGCTTCCCGCGGACGCCGTGGATGTCCTGGCTGTCGAGTGGGACCCGGTGGGTCCCCAGGACTCCTGGGTGACGATCGACCACTACAGGTTCAACCGCAACGCCGCCAGCGCGGACTTCCCGACTGGCCGCTCGATCGACCTGGGCGACAGCCTGACACCGGGGCGCACCGTGAGGGTGCGCTACATGAAGCGGCCCTCTGCCATTGACGTGGAGCAGGCCTTCGAGGATTCGGGCCTAGCTGTCTCCGCATGGCCGGCCATCATGTACGGCGCTCTGCACAGAATGGCAGCCTCCCTCACTCTCGGACAGCTTGGTGTGGCCTCGCCTGGTGCCAATGAGCTTTCCCGCGTTCGACCGCTGAATGCGGTCGAAGTCGCCCAGCAGTACTACGCCCTGCATGTCCAGTTTCTGGAGCAGGAACGCACCCGCCTCCAGGCGGAGAACCCCATTCGCCTGTCCTTCGGAAGGTAAGAAGTGCGCTTCTACAGCTCCATCGCCTCCGAGGCGACACTCTCCAGCGGCATCAATGGCAGTGACACGGCTATCACCGTTGAGGACGCCACGGGGTACCCGGCCAATACGCCGTTCACCATTGTCCTGGATCCGGACACCGCCTCCGAAGAGATCGTAGATGTCACCGGCGTCAGCGGTGACAACTGGACCATCACCCGTGCCGTCGATGGCACCGTGGGCCTGTCCCATGGGGCCGGCGCGAAGGTTCGGCACATGGGCACTGCTCGTGACTTCCGTGAGCCTCAGGAACACATCGACGCCAGCACTGGCGTGCACGGTCTCTCTGGTGGTGAGGGTGCCGTTGTCGGCACCTCCAAGACCCAGACCCTGACCGGCAAGACGATGTCCGGTGCGAGCAATACCTTCTCCGCCATTCCTCAGGCGTCTGTCACCAACCTGGCGACGAACCTGGCGTCGATCAACTCCGAGCTTGACGGTGTCGGCGATGATCTCGCCGCTCACGCGGCGGACACCAGTGCGCACGGCGTGACGAGCGGCGTCATGGTTGGCACTACGCAGTCGCAGGCGCTGACCAACAAGACGATCAACACTTCCAGCAACACCATCACCGTTGAACATGCGGACGTAAGCGACCGGTACTTCCTCCTCATGGAGGGAGTGGAAACCGATGTTCCTGGCGGAACCCTTGCCCGGAACTCCTGGACGACCATCGCGTCTCGTGGCACGTGGGCGAGCGATGGACACACCTCCCGCAGGGCGGTACCAAAGACCGGCCTTTACCGCGTTACCTACACCACGGGGTGGGCGGGGACGGAGGTGGTCGGTGCAGAGGTCAACATGAGGGTCTACAACATCCCCCTTGACGGCGGTTCCGCCGGGACCCTGCTCGGGAGGATGGACAAGTCCCGCGAGCCCGGCGACTTCTGGGTCCACCTGTCCGCCACTGCCGTGGTTAACAGCGGGCGCGGTATCGGACTCTTCGTCAACCACAACGTCGGTAACTGGGTTCTGCGCGGTGGACTTGAGAACACGCGGGTCCTCATCGAGTACCTCGGGCCGGCCACATGAGTGCTGCACCTGACATCACCGAGGGCCTACCGTTTCGCCTTGGTGGGCGCACGAACGCCCACTCTGCCATCTTCCAGGTGGAGCGAGACGCATTCGATGTGGCTCTCGGTGATCTGCCTTTCAACGTCTACATCAACGAAGAGCACCCGTACGAGCGGTCTTCCGCTCAGGTGCGCAAGGACCAGTTCGACAGCAACCGCCTTGCCGGTGAGCAGAGTCTCGGTCAGTGGTGGCTTCGCAGTCAGAACGACTTCTCCGGTGGCGACGGCATCACGTACTACGAGCCCCTCGAAGGTGAAGGTTCGGAGACCCGCTTCCACGACAGCCGCGGCGTCAACGTCTTCGACTTCCCTGAGGTGCAGCTCCTGCATGAGCAGGAGCTTGTGCAGGCCGGTGGCTCGGACCTTGAGTTCGTGGGCATCGGAGAGGCCGCTGGCCTCTACCGCACTGGCGCCAGCTTCTATGTCGTCGAGGACGACGGGTCCGCCACCTCGGCCACGCCCACGGGCACCACGCCGAAGGGCATCGCCCGCGTTCCCGGCCATGGCTGGCTGATCGGTCATACGACTGGCATCGGCACCATGACCTCCACCGGCGTCGCTGCTGCCCTGGTGACTGGCGCCTCCGCCGCCCTCTGGCCCTACTGGGCGAAGGACCGGATCTTCGCCGTTCAGGGCAACCAGATCTACCAGCTCACTCTGGCTGGCGGTGCCATTGACGAGACCCCGGTCACCGGAGACATCTTCTTCGAGCACCCGACCACCTCCTGGTCCTGGTCCTCGATCGTGGAGACCGGCTCCGCCGTCTGGATGTCTGGCCGGCAGGGCGCCTATAGCGCCATCTACTCGACCACCATCGAGGACGCTGAGTCCGGGCCTGAGTTCACGACCCCCTCGGTAGCCGTCAAGCTGCCTTCTGGTGAGTACGTGACTGCGATGCAGTCCTATCTGGACTTCCTGCTCATCTGCACGAACCTGGGCTTCAGGGTGGCAATCACTGATGGTGGCCAGGCTCAGCTCGGTCCCCTCATCTGGGATGACCAGGCCGGCGTCTCCGTCTCCGCTCGTGGTGATTACGCCTGGGTGGGGCTCGGAGAAGGGCTCACCCGAAGGGTGGCCCTCGGCATTGCCACAAGCCCTGACGAACTATTGTTCGCCTGGGCCAACGATGCTGAGGTTCCCAATGGTGGCGATGTAACTGCTATCGGTTTCGTAGAAGGCCTGCTAACGGTAGCGGTGAATGACGTCGGCTGCACCATGCAGTCCGACGATCTCGTAGACTCGGGCTATATCAGCACGGGCTTCATTCGCTTCGGAACCCTTGAGCCCAAGCACTTCTCCTCGGTGATGATCACGGGAGACGTTACTGATGGTGCCGTCAGCCTTGCCGCATCGATAAAGCCCGACGCCAGCTATTCCGAGATCGCCTCTCTGTCCAACTGGGATGGTGACAAGGAGGTCGCCCTCACTCTCTCGGGCGCGAACGTTCCATGGGGTCGGATGTCATTAAAGTTCACCCTGCACCGCGATAGCTCAACCTTAACGGCCGGCCCGAAGTTCGATGGCTATCAGGTGAGGGCGCTTCCTGCGCCCAACAAGAGGCAGAGACTCTTCGCCATTCCGCTTAAGTGCTATGACCGCGAAGACAATCGCTGGGGCGCTGGGCATGGCGGTCCCGGCTTCGCCTATGCCCGCCTTCTCGACCTTGAGGCCGTAGAGGATTCCGGAGTTCCTGTCGTCTTCCAGGACCTGCGCACTGGTGAGGCGCGGACTGTCGTCATCGAGCAATTGCACTTCGTCAACACCTCAAGCCCCGACCGAGATCAGTCTGGCTTCGGCGGACATGCGTTATTAACGATCCGGACGGTTGACTGAATGGTGGAGAAGGAAAGCCTGCCGCTTGAAACTCAGATCCTGGTAAAGCTCGAAGGGATAGACGGCAAGCTGGTGAACATCGAGACCAAGATTGATTCGCTCGCCAAAGAGTCGACCGATCATGAGTCCAGGATTCGCAAGCTCGAAAAGACCATCTACTACGCAACTGGTGCCGCCGCCGTGTTAGGCGGCGTCATTGGCAACGTGCTGGGAACTGGAGTTATCTGATGCTTAAGCGCCTAAGATTGGCGCGGGCTCAAGTCCAGGCTAGAGCCGCGAGTGGCTGGATGCCGGGAGCCGTCAAGAAGGAGATCAAGAAGTTCAAGACGCCACTGCGCTCTGTGCGTGGCGTCTGCCACCACGTGGCAGTGAGCGAGGGCTCCTCGCTCTACGGGTACTTCTCAGGCGCCAAGGTCTGCTCGCACTTCTACGTTCGCAAGGACGGAACGATCGAGCAGTACGTCAGCATCTTCTACCAGGCGCCGGCCAATGGCGCCGGGAACTCTTCGCTGGTCTCTATTGAGACTCAGGGTGGCGTAAGGGGCGTCGAGACGGAGCCTTGGACCGCAGCGCAGGTTGAGTCCCTGGCCAGGATCGATGCATGGGTCGCCAAGCAGAAGAGCGTGCCGCTGATCCTGATGCCGAACTCGAAGAGGAGTTCCGTTGGCCTGGGCTGGCACCGCCAGGGTGTCGACCCCTACCGGGTCGACGGTGGCGAACTGTGGTCTTCGGCCTACGCCAAGTCGTGCCCCGGTCGAGAGAAGATCTCGCAGATGCCCCAGGTCCGTGACCGGGCCAAGCAAATCCTGGCTGGAGACCCCGGCCTTCCTGACACGGGAGAGTTGTTCACAGTGGGACAGTACGAAGACATCATGGGGCGCCTCGCCTACATCGAGAAGCAGAACAAGGCCAACGCCGAGGACATCGTCTATGTCCAGACTCAGGTGAAGTCGGTGGCCCAGCTCGTCGTGGACGAGACTCGGGCAGTGCCGGCGGCTAGCGCCGCCGCCGTTCACGGTCAGCGCCTCGGGCGTCTTGGCCCGAGCATCGGCGTGGCCCTCCAGTCCCTGTACAACACCCTGGTCCCGAAGGTGGCACAGGCCACCGACCGTGCTGCGAAGGAAGAGAACTGATGTTCATTCAGGCCCTGCGCTACCTCAAGGCCATCGCCTCGCTCGTAGGCGTCACCGCCACGGCGCTGGTCGCCGCCGCCGAGCTTCCCCTCTGGGTCACGCTGCTCGCCGTTGGCGCCACTGCGGTCGCCACGGCCGCCGTTCCCAACATCGAGCTTGGCGAAGTCGAGTAGCCATGTGATAGATCGTCCACATTCATACAAGTGTACGATCATCCACACAGCAGGAACCCCGGCACGGACCATGCCACGCAAATGGAGGTCTCCGCGCCGGGGCCTACTAGGCGTATGGCCCGTTGAAGATGTGCCTCCGCCTCACCCGCAACATACTGAGCCCCGCCCGAGCCGTCAAGGCTTTCGGGCGGGGCTCTCTTTGCGTCTACAGCCGGGCTTCGCCCGGCCTGACCGTGGACCCCGTGACCCTGAGTCCGTAGTGGTCGATCACCCAGGTGATGTTATTCCTCTTCTCGGCGTGGTCCGCTGCTGCGTCCTCCGCCGTGCCGTACCGGGAGTAGTCCCGAGATGACCACCTGCACGTCGGGCAGTGCCCACGGTACCGAGGAACCATGGCGCAGATACTACCGCTGGTTGCGCTGGCGCCTGGCGGCGAGGCTCTGCGCGTCCAGGCCGGCAGCCCGGAGCTTCTCCTGGGTGCGCTTGTCGTCAGCTCGCATCTTGCGTAGCCCCACGACGATGAGGCCGACCAGCGCCACGTACACGAACGTGAAGCTGCTGAAGAACCAGCTCACGAACTCTCCTGCCGTCACGTCTTCCATCACTGCCCCCGTAGCTTCGCCTTGTAGTCCTCCCAGGACAACTTCTGTCCTGGGGTCATGGCCACTTGGACCTGTTTCTTCAGGTGGAACAAGTCCCTGATTGCCCATGAGCATATGGGACAAAGGTCCACCCGAATAGTGTCACCGTCATACGTGACGGTGACCTCCTTGGCATCTGACTCTCCGCATGAGTCGCACTCGTGCACCAATCTGCGCACGGTACTCATCCCCTCGGTCTCAACTCAATCACCCTGCCCTCGACCGTGGGCGTGATCATACGCCGACCGAGGATGACCTTGTCGCGCATTGCCCGGCTTGTCTCCCATCCGATATAGACCAGCGTCTGAGTAGGAGATGCGTGGCCGAGCATGGACTGGACGACAGCCAGCGCCTCGTCCTTGCCCTTCTCGTCAGCCAGGAGCGACTCGAAGTAGGCCCTCGCTCCGCTCCTGCGCAACGTGTGCATGCCGCTACCCCTCTCGTTGATGCCGAGCTGGCGCAGCACCTCCTGGACCCTGACCCGTGGCGTCATGAGCGGGCGGTCAGGAAGCAGTGGGTACTCGCCGGTCCCCGAGATGAACACCCCTCGGGTGTTCCTGGACTCCGGGCGCATCATGGCGCAGTGGATGTACCAGCTCGGGTCTGGCACCGTGACGCCCATTTCCACGCACACGTGTCGCTTCCAGCGGTTCAGCTCGTCCCTGTAGTCCGGGCCGACCGGTAGGTCGTCCCAGTCCCCGGTCTTGGTGCGGTAGACGGAGACGTGGTCGTCGTGGTCGTCCCGCCACCTGATCGGTGTCAGCTCACTGGCGCGCACCAAGAGGAAGAGTCCCGTGGCCACGATGATGCGGTCACGAGGGACCGTGGCCCGGGCCAGTGTCTCGCCGAACTGCTCCAGCGCGATGCGTGGCCGGCGCTTACGAGGGATCTTCGCCTTGCGCACACCCTCCAGGAAGTCGTCACCTCGGCCCACGTACTTGCGCACCGTGAGCCACTTTTGGAAGCCGCTCAGCCGGGCTATCTGCTGAGCCCTGGTGCTGGGCTCCCAGTGACGGTTCTCCGCCAGCCAGGCGTCCACGTGGCGGGGCTCGATACTCCTCGGATACAGATTTCCGATCGTGGTCAAGAACCCCACGAGCATGGACTTCTCGGACCTGATGGTGTTGGGGGAGACGTCGTGCGTCTCCCGGCTCTCCAGGTACTCGTCTATGGCCTCGCTCAGGCGGACTGCGCTAGGCACGAGCGGCCAACCAGAGATCCCGCAGGATCTCCTTGGCCGTGATGCGAATGGCATCGTTGTTCTTGTGGTTGTCGGTCCAGTCCTCGCGGTCCCACGTCTTGGTTCGGCGGTCGAGGTACACGGCGCCGTAATGCGAAGTGGCCTTGCGCGTGTCCGGAGAAAACTTGGTGCCTTTCTCGACGCCCGGCAACCGGGTAATGCCGACCTTGACGCAGTCGGCGGCCATGAGGTGGACGCGCATCTTCGCCTTAGGCCGGCCAAGGGCCAGGGCCTCGTCATCAGACATCCCCTTGCGACGCCTGCGGTTCGCGTCACCGTGCCCGCAGTATGACCACCACTGCGAGACCGTTCTGTCGAACGGCTCGCCGTAGAAGAGGATCGTCTTCTGGTTGTCCTCGCTGGCGGGCTCGTCCTTGTCGTAGTCCGGGTTCGGCTGCGCCGTGTGAGGCACGGCGCGGACCGGGTGCCCCGTGTCGCCCAGCAGGCGGGCCAAGGACGGGATGCCGATGCCCTTCTGGGCCTTCTGCCAGTCCTGGATGCCCTTGGGCGCAACGGCCTTGTAGATGACCTCCAAGTCCTCCAGCATGCTGGACTCGGCGCCCTTGCTCTTGTAGCGCAGGCGGCCAGTCAGTTGGCGCTGCGCAACGTCCAACTGCATCTCGTAGACGCTCTTGTCGAGGACGATCGCCCGATTGATGCGCTGCTTCAGCTTGACGACCACGCTCTCGAAGTCCGCGTATACCTCCGCCGCCAGGCGGAGGTCAGTCCAGGTGCTCATGCCGCACGCTCCACGCCACGCAGGGAGGTGGCGCCGTTCTGGCGGATGAGGGCGGCGGCCTGCTCGTGACGCTCAGCCGTGACCACCAGGCCACCCGCCTTGCTGCGGAGCTGGCTGGCGCGTCGGTCATGCTGTTCGGCGGTCGCGTCGCCCCAGGGGACGTACTCCCCGTCGAGCTTGAACCCCTCGTCCATGAGCTGACGCTCCGCCTCCAGGCGGTCCCGGTGGGGGGTTGCGGGCTTGAGGTTCGCGTACTTCGGCGTGGTGTTGAGGTTGCGCACGTTCTCGTGGAACTCGGGCTCAGGGCCGAAGGCTGCGTCTTCGGTGGCCTTGACGCCACTGCGGTACCGCTTGCCGACCTCGTTGGCCACGAGCGGGTAGAGGTCACTCTTGGTGGCCTTGTTGAAGGCTCGGTTGGTGACAAACTCCAGGAACTCTTCACTGCCGTAGGACTCGGCGTGGAACTCCCACGCCTCTTCGATCAGTTCGCTGACCTTGGACATGCTTTCCTCCTGTTGGGTTTCGGGTGTTGGAGATGAGTCGAGCACCCCGGCCGCCGGGGGCACGGAAGCCCGGCGGGTCGCCAACCCCTTGCCGGGGTGCTCGACGATTAGCGCGACAGCGGCGCTGGACTTGTGGGTTTCGCCTCGGGCATGGCCACTGTCGCGGGCCTTGCTCCGCTCCGGCGCGGCAACCTTGGGTTTCGCAACGTAATTGGCCGGAGCGGAAGAATGTTGCGAGGGGCGAGGGGCGGTTGGGCTTCGAGCTTCGCGTGGCCCCTGGCAAGAATGGTTCCCGCACCGACGTACCGATGATGGATTCCGACGCCAACCTGGCCGGTGCGGGAAGTTAGTTGCTCAGCGGCGGCTTCTTGATGGCCTCGCCAGAGTTTTGGCCGCTGAGCAAGAGTGGTTGAGCGGGGCGGGGCCGGATTGGACTCCGCATGTTCTTTGGCCCCGCTCAAATCTGTGGGGAGGCTCACTGCTCCTCCTTGGTGATGCGACGTGTATTGATCCGGCCCTCGGCAACCATCCGTTGGAGCAGGGCCGCCTTTTCTGGCGTCCAGGACTGCAGGAGCAGCTCACCTCCGGTGAGCCCGCGTGTACTCGAATCGAGGGGGGTTGCTACATCTCTGAAGCGACTGTCTGGGTCGTCCTCCTGCCAGTACTGGCGGTCTTCGTTCCACTTGAGGCCGAACGCGCCTCGCTTGCCCCTCTTGATGAGGACCTCGGAGACCGGCAGGCAACGCCTGCGGTCAGGTCCCTCGGTGACTCCGTGCTCGCCCACTCGGTGGGCGTCTCCGGTCTTGGTTCCGGAGAAGGTCTCGTGGCACGCGGGGCAGTGCTCTGCCCGGTGCGTCTTCCATCGCTTGTCGCACTTGTTGCCGTGCGTGTACCAGGTAGCCATGCCGCCCCTCGCTCCGTCGTTTGATGAGCCCTAACGTAAACCATAGCGCTAGGGTCTGTCAAACGTCATCCCTGGTCCTGACCTTCGTAAACCCTAGATGGGCCTAAATCAGGGCTTCTTCCACAACAACTTGCCCGGTTCCGACCTGCGCACATGAGACATCCTAGAATTTTCTTGGTCTGGTGTAAACCAAGGCGTAGGCTTCAGCGTGAATGGTGTGTCGATCGAACGAACCACACACCCTGGAGGACGAACGATGGCACCGCCGCGCAAGCCTGGACCGGACAACGGAGAGCTGCGAGCCTGGAGGGAGGAGGGTCTCACCCACCAGCAGATGGCTGATCGGGCCGCCGAGAAGTACCGGGTTCCGTGGAACGCCAACCTGATCGCTCAGCGCCTGCACCAGGCCGGCCTGACGAAGGAGATCGTTCGCTTCGCAGAGGCCGCGCCGTGGAAGGTGCGCAACGCGCACTCCCGGCACTACAGGCTCCAGCAGCTAAGGGACCTGGAGAAGCTGGATCGCGGCCTTCCCCTCGACGACATGCGCACCAAACGAGCCACCAAGCTGCTGCGCGAGTCGGAGAGACTGGGCTTCGTCATCGCCTACAACCCAGCGGCGGCGGACGATGCGCCCGTGGAAGAGGTCTTCCCGTTCGTCGACCGGACCGAGGTTCCGCCGGAGTACCTGCACCCGAAGTACCCCATCAGCACCTACGACCCGACCAAGATCAGGGTCCGCGGCGAGGCCAGGATGGGCCGCGAACGCATCGAAGCTGAGATCCGCCGGCTGGAGCGGCAACTCGCGGCGGACGAACGCCAGGAGGGCCAGCAGTAACTGGTCCGAACCAGACAAGACGTCACTTAGAGTAGCGGGTACGTTGCTCTGGGTGAATGATCACTTGACGCGCAGGCTCCACGAGCTGAGGGCGCAGCTCGACTTTCACCTTGACGAAGTGACCAAGATCGAGGACGAGGCGGCGGAGATCGAGGCAGTCCTCTATCCGCCGCCCCCTCGGCGCTGGGTCCCTCGCGTCCTCAAGGGAGGGGCGGCTGCTGCCGCCCTCTGGGTTGCCACGAAGGCCAAGGACAGAGTCGCCTACGTCGCAGGAGCGGGCGCCCTGGCGGGCACCGCCGCCATCCTCCTGATGATTCCCTTCGGCGATGACGTAAACCAACCCGAGGTGCCGAGCGTCATAGGGTCACCCACCCACAGACCGACAGTGGGGCCTGACGCTCCAGCCCCCCTGGCAACGCTGGGCCCCACTGTCGCCCCAACCGTAGGCCTCGGGCCTACGGCCACGCCAGAGCCGGCCTCCGTGGCTGTGACGACCCCCTCGGAAAGCTCGCCTCAGGCGAGCCCTGGCTCGGAGCCCTCAGCGCCCCCTACTGGGCCTGAACCGGGGCCACCCTCACTCCCCAGCCCGGAGCCACCTCCAGGCCCCACAGAGCCCCCTCAGGGGCCTCCTGAGCCCACGCCTACGCCAGAGCCACCGGCGCCTAGCCCGAGTCCCTCGCCCAGCCCTACGGCTGAGCCCCCGAGCCCGCCGCCTGGCGGCGTCGAGCACCTGGTGTGCATTGACGCTGATCTCAGCATCCTGGAGCTGGAGCTATGTCTCCTAGAGCTAGGTCAAGGATCCTAGACATCTAGCGCTAGGAACCTAGTGTCAAGGATCTTGGACCTAAGCTCTATGTACTTAGGACTGCGTAAGCACGAAGTGCTTACGCTTAGGCTCCTAGCTCTAGGACAAGGATCAAAGAACAAGGTACCTAGGGTAAGGGATCTAGCCCCCGTCCCCACCGCCACCATGATTGTAGAGTCCTAGCGCTAGGGTTGTCAAGGGACTCCCTCCTGATCCCTTTTCTGGTCGCCGCGCTCTTCCGCTAGGGAGACGATGTTGATCTTCGTCCGTGGTGTCGGTTGCGGATCGTAAACCATGGCGCTAGGGTTGAGGCATTGCAGGGCTGGAGGGGGCGATGGACGAAGACCCGGACTGGGCGGACGAGGACTACGGCGAGGCCAGGATCATCTCCTGGCAGGAGTACCTCGACAAGCTTCGCTTGACGGGGTCCGGCGCTCTCGCGGAGTGAGCGAGAGCCGCCAAACCTGGAGCTGGTGGATGGGGCGGCGTGAGCCGCCCTCTCTTCGGAGGGGATTGTAAACCATGGCAGAGCTGACGGAGCCAGGGTACTGGGACCTGGAGCTGGGCGACGTGATCCACGTTGGCGACGACGGTGTCGGTGTCACCAAGGGTTCCGTGGTGGAGGTTGACAACAAGCTCCTGATCCTCTGGGAGTTCGGCGGCTGGGAGTGGGGCAACGACTTCCTGGGCACGGCGGAGGAAGAGGGCTTGGGACTGCCCTTCCGCATCGAGCGCCGCGAGTGGGACCTGGACATCGAGTCCATCCATGACGCGGTCTACGAAGGCACGGACCTTGAGGCCAACGTCGCATGAGCGCAGTGGCCGCAGCAGACAAGTGCCCGCGCTGTCATTCAGGTGAAGCCAAGGTGCACTGCGAGTCGCCCACATGCCACTGGTGGAACTGCCCTTCGTGTGAAGCGACAGTGGACCAGCGCACTGGGCGGGTGAGCGAAGGTGGCGTTGACGGCCGATACAAGCGAGTGGACTAAGCCCAGCCAAGGCGGCACAAAACCCAAGGGCGGCATCGATTGGCTTGAGGATCGGGTCAAAGCTCGGAAAGTCGAGCGCGAGATTCCGACTAAGGAAGATGCCCCAGGCGAGTCCACTCTGGACCTTCTGACTCGGGCATGGGTGGCGCTGGACGAAGACCGAGACCGCAGCCAGCAGACAGAGATCGGCCCCTCGGGACTGGGTGGCTGCCGCCGGCAGACCTTCTTCAAGCTCGTAGGTCAGTCGCCAATCAACTTCGTTGATGGCGAACCAATGGACCGGCAAGGCGCACTGATCGGGACGGCAGTCCACGATCACGCAGAGCAAGCAATCAACAAGCTCAAGGACGAGAACCTCTTCACGGAGATCACGCTCCCAGGAATCCCTGGGCTGCTAGCGGATGGTCACACGGACCTGTACCGCAAGGACCAGAAGAAGATCGTGGACTGGAAGACGCCAAAGAAGAAGAACCTCAGGTTCTTTCCGGGCGAGCAGTATCGCTGGCAAGGCCAGGTGTACGGGTACCTAGCCATTAAGGCCGGCTACGAAGTCGAGTGGGTCGAGATCATCGGCATCGTGAAAGACGGAGCCTTCACGGACAACGTCTCTCACGTTGAGCGGTATGACGAGGCCATTGCTGTCAAGGCTCTGGACTGGCTTCGCCAGAGGCAAGCAGAGGCACTTAACGGGGAGATCCCACCTGCGGACTACTCGGGCCGGATCTGCTCAGAGTATTGCAGCTTCTACGGCAAAGACCTATGTCTTGGGAAAGGGAAGTGATGGTCGACCTGGATCTGGAGTTCGCGTACACCACGTATGACGACTCCTGCAAAGACCTCTACAACCCGTTCTATCTGTGCCGGCGCCCTTGGGACCACGAAGGCTTCCACGCTGCTGGCTTTGGAACAGATCGGATCACGTGGGATGCCTGACCTCACGCCGTTCTTCCGTGAGTACATGCCACTGACGCGAGAAGAAGCGATGGAGCACGTGGACTTCATCGAGCGAGTGCAGGAAGACGAGGAGGATTGGGATGAGTGACAGTTCGAACGTCTCGCTGAAGTTCGGCGGCGACTACGCCGCCCCCTGGTACACGGTCTACGGCACGCCTGAGCAGATCCGCGAGCAGCTCATTCAGGCCACCGCCCTGGACCCGGAGTACGCCAAGGACTTGACGCTGGCTCAGGTGATCATCGAGGCCAGTCGCTGGGCGCGGGGGCTGTACGCCGCAGCCGAGAAGCTGACTGAGCCGCCGGCCGCCAAGGGCGCCGAGCCCAAGAAGAAGGCCGCTCCGAAGGGCGGCCTCGCGGCTCAGGCCAAGGCAGCGGCTGAGACCACCGAGCCCCACCAGGTGACGGACAGCATCGAATCCCTCATCGCCAACGCGATGAGCACTGACGAACTGAACGACATCTACAACAAGCACGAAGCGCAGTGGACCGAGGAGTTCACCGCGCTGGGTCAGGCACGCGCAGAGGAGATCACGAAGTGAGCGACTGGGTCAAGCCCGAGAGCGGCGGCAGCGGTGACCGGGAGTTCTTCAACCTGAAGAGCAACGAGGGTGCCCTCCTGGGCATCAAGGTGCGCCGGTTCCAGGAGGACTACGAGAACAACTTCAAGGAGATCAAGGACACGGTCTTCGCGGACGTCACCGTCTTCGACGGTGCCAACGCCGGCAAGTCCTACGACAACGTGGACCTTCAGTACACCGCGTTCGTGAACATCCTCAAGGACAAGGAAGGCCTGAAGGTTCTGGGTCGTGCGGTCAAGGTGAAGAACAAGTACTGGAACCTTGAGGACCCCACGGACGAGGACTTCGCGCTGGCGTCTGCTGGTGCTGCCAAGGTCGAGACCAAGATCGCCGGGCCGTTCGGCTAATGAGCACCTACGTTGAGGTGGCGTTGTTCATCGTTCTGGTCCAGCACATTGCTAGTTGGATTGCCACCGTCATCAAGAACTACATGGTCCTCGGCAAGCGGTGAGCCGTAGGGGCCTCCTGGCCATCGCGGACCTGATTGTCGAGCGTCGTCAAGACCTGGACAAGCTGAAGGAAGAGATCGCCAAGCTGGAGGCTGAAGGTCCGGAGAAAGCCAAAGCCCTGGCCGGCAAGCGGAAGAAGCTAGCGGAGTGGGGCGCCTACACGGCGCCCCCTCCCTGGCTCAAGGCTCCCGAACTCCCGGACAACATTCGCGAGGTGTTGATAGGTGAACGAGAAGAGCTGGGTTTCTATAGCACCAGCCACCCGCTTGACCACACTCACCTTCCGAAGTCCGACTCCACGACTGATGTTCGTGAGAGTGGAAGTGGACGGTGGCTTTCGGTCTCAGGGGTGGTTTCTGACTCGGAAGTCAAGATGTCACGCCGTGGCACTGCTTGGGCACGGTTTCGGCTGGAGGACCTTCAGGGTGCTTGTCCCGCTATTGCCTTCGGAGACAGCGCAGAGGGAATCGTGGACGGTGCAGTACTCACGGTTCGCGGCGTGGTTGAGTCACGAGACGGTGGCCCAGTCCTGAAGGTAACGAATCTGAAGACTCTGGAGAGGTGGTAAGGGTGCGCAGCTTGGCAAGGGCAATTCGCGGGGGCGAGGCGGGCGGCGCACCATTGCCCATCGTGTTCCCGTCTCTGGCTGCTCAGGGTGCTCACTTCCGCAGGGGAGAGGTGAGCATGCTGGCCGGCCAGCCGGGAGCAGGGAAGTCCACCATCGCACTGTGGCTCAGCGTTCATTGGGCCAAGCTGGGTTTGATCGGCATCTACTTCAGTGCCGACAGCAGTGAGCTGGTGGCTGCCTCCAGGACTGCGGCAATGGTCCTGAGGCGTCCGGTCAAGGAGATGGAGCAGAAGCTCCAGGCGAATGACCAGCAGGCAGTGGAGGCGATCGCCTCCACTTCTGGGATCTCGTGGTGTTTCGACCCCGAGATCACGCTGGACGGCATTGACCTGGAGCTGGCTGCCTTCGAGGAGATGTGGGGCCGAGTCCCAGACTTCATCATCATTGACAATGCCACGGACGTGGAGCAGTCAGACGGGGATGAGTTCGGTGCTCTGCGCAGAGTTATGAGGGACCTGACATTCCTGGCCCGCACCACCAGTGCGGCAGTGCTGGTCCTGCACCACACCTCAGAGTCCGAGAAGGATGACCCTTGCCCACCGCGCAGGGCCATTCACGGGAAGATTAGCGTGAAGCCGGCGCTGGTGCTGACCACGTCGGAGACGTGGCCTAGCGGACAGAAGCCGATAGCGATCGTGAAGAGCCGCTTCGGCTCCAGCGATAAGACCGGAAAGAACGCCACGTTCATCAAGCAAGACCGCGAAAGCCTGGCATTCGAGGACTTTGGAGTAGTGGCAGCATGAGCGACTTTGTGGAGCGGGCCGCTGAGATTATCTATGAGCACGAGTGGTTGGAGAAGCCTGATCCCGAGGGCTTCGGCTCTTGTGATTGCGGCTGGGCTGGTGACGGCGACCACGCCAAGCATCAGGCAGAGATGTTGGCTCAGGCCGGGCTGCTAACCAATCCCATCAACGAGGCGCTGAACCGTGGAGACTGACAAGAGTGACCTCCGCAAGGAGGTCGAGGCTCGGATCCTCAAGCATGCTGAGGGAAGTCTCGTAGACCTGGGCGGCTCCCTGGTGAACTACTGCCTCGCGTTCCTCAATGAGCATCGCCAGGAATGGACCAGCCATGGCTATGACCAGGGCTACTGGGACGCCAAGACTGAGATAGAGAACGGGTGGGACGATGATTTTTCGACAGATAGGCCGGATCAACAGGTGGATCGACGAGGCTAACGGCGGAGCCCTCTCGCGTGATGCTGACGATGCCATGCGCATTCTCAAGCTCACGGAGGAGGCTGGTGAAGTGGCCCAGGCGTACATCGGCTACACCGGCCAGAACCCCAGAAAGGGCTTCACGCACACTCAGGAAGACCTTCTGAACGAGCTGGCTGACGTGGCGATTACTGCGTTGTGCGCCATTCAGCACTTCACGCAGGACGTTGGGGACACCGAGACGGTCCTGACGCTCAAGCTGTCGAACATCGAGCGTCGGATTCCGGTGGCCTGATGGCCAGGCCTAAGGACATTGGGACGGCGGCAGAGACCGCCGTTGTCAAGGCCCTACGTGTACACGGATTCCCTCACGCGGAACGTCGTGCCCTTGCCGGCACCTACGACCTGGGAGACATTGTCGGGACTGTCGGCATTGTCTGGGAAGTGAAAGGTGGCGAGGCCGCCAAGTCCGCCAGCGATGGCCAGATCGAGAAGTGGCTTGAGGAGACCGAGCGCGAGCGCCTGAACGCTAACGCTGAGTACGGGGTCCTGGTTGTGCAGCGCAAGGGGATTGGCGCTCCGAATGCCCACCGCTGGTGGGCCATCCTGGCAGAACAGCACTACACCACGCGCTGGTACCTGGAGGACATCTGTTACTGGCTACGCGCCCAGGGATACGGCACTCCGCTGGAGGACGCAGCATGAAGCTTCCGATAGTCGAAGCGCGCTGTTGCAGGATTTGGCAGGTGCCCGCCTTCATTGGCTGGGGTAGGTGCGGTTACTGCAATGAGAAGCCGATCTTTGTTAGAGCTTTGCCGGAAGAGGAGTGGGTTGATGATGGGTACGACAAGCGACAAGACCCGGCAGCACGGTAGGTTGGTTGAGCTTTTCAACGAGGCGGGCATCGCCGCCGCCTCCGGGCAGTTGCGAGAGCTTCTCGACAACGGCGTCTCCGTTGAGGTTCCGCCCGAGCCGGTCAAGCCCGGCACCACGGGCACGGCTCGCGCGCTGCATGGCCAGATTGACGTTCGGGTCATGCGAATCGACACTCGGCCCCATGGCACGGCGGTCTGGCTCACCGCCGAGAACGAGTATCTCACGCGGGAGATGGTCGAGGAACTCAGCACGGAGTTGATGGACCGGCTCTATGACGATCGCCACGAAGTCGTGGCGGACTGGGCATTGCGTCATGGTGTCCATGGATAAGTCCGCCCTGCTCGTGGCGTTCCTGGCTACGAAAGGGATTGACGTAGATCCCGAGAAATTTGGGAACCAGAAGATCCGATGCTTCAGCGAGGCAGGTCACCCGAAAGGTGACCGCAATCCCAGCGCCTCGGTGAACGTGGAGCTAGCGGTCTACAGATGCTTTGGGTGCGAGATGGCCGGCGACGTGTACGAGCTGATCAAGATAGATAGGGGAGTGGGCTACCTTGAGGCTGTCGAGTGGGCAAAGGCAGAGCTTGACAGCAGCGGCTCAGCGGTATCACGAGAGCCTGGACGAACCTACCTACCAGTACCTCGAAACCAGGATGCCGGCCGACCTGGACCCGGCGGCACAACTGGACGCCGTTCGTACCTTCCGTCTCGGCGTGGTAAGGGACCCGATTCCGGGACACGAGGACTACGTAGGACGTCTTAGCATCCCGTACATCACGCCGTCAGGCGTGGTGGCTCTGCGGTTCCGGTGCATGGCCCACGAGAAGTGTGAGGGGCACGGTAAGTACCTGGACCTGCCGGGGCAGGCCTCCAGGCTCTACAACGTGCAGGCGCTCAGGGATGCGGGGGACCGCATCTACGTGACGTCCGGTGAGATCGATGCGTTCAGCGCTTCGCTCGTGGGTTTCCCCACGGTCGGAGTCAGCGGCGACACGAAGTGGCAGCCGCACTGGAGCCGGAACCTTGAGGACTTCGAGGAGGTCATCGCCGTGTGTGACGGCGATGATTCTGGGCGCCGGTTCGGAGAGATGATCCGCTCCAAGGTCGAGCGCGTCAGGACTGTGCACATGCCGAATGGCTGCGATACCAACAAGATCCTTGTGACTCAGGGGATCGACGCGTTCAAGGCATTGGTCTCTTAGCGGGTCCTCTTTGTAAACCCTAGCGCTAGGGTGATAGTATCAGCGCAGTAGGAAATGAGCCTACGACTGTGACTAGGGTGAGGTGGGTGGGATGAGCGAGGAATGGCGGCCCGTTCCGTGGACTAATGGTTGGTATGACGTCAGCTCCGAGGGCCAAGTTCGTTCGTGGTACGCGAACAAGAGA